GCGTGACTCCGAAGAAAGGTAAATTAAGTCCTGCTTCCATGAATCCGAATTTTTTTCAAATCCGCCTGGAGGTCCAAAGGCGAGATGTAAGTCTTGATACCTTGGATGGGTGAGTCGGTTTTTGATGGAGAGCAGGAACTTTTGCGCCATAGCCTGTGTCTTGGACACCACCATTATTCTGATGTTGGGGTTTTGGCAAATCCGATATACGGCATAGTTAACCGTAATGGTTGTAGACTTGGCATGCTCAGGCGGTGTATTGACAATCAATAAGTCAGTGGCACCAGGCTCATATACAATGGCAGGGTGCACATCAGTAATAGGTCTGGATTCTAATAAGTCAATCCAATGCTTCTGATGTGCGAATACTTCCGTACCTAGATATTTAAGAGAGAACTCATCAAAGGGTGGTACCTCAACGGTACCGCTCTGTAGTTCGCCACGGGCGGTCATAGACCGCACCTTGTCTATCTGTAACCCAAAAGAGGGGTCAGTCTTTCTGTAGTACTCGTAAGTCTTGACACTTCTGCCTACGGCATCCATGGCCTTTTGGACCGAGTAGCCCTGCATAAGAAACTCAATGACTTGCTTTTTAATAGCATCTGCATTTAAAGATGCTGCGCTTTTTGGCTTTTTTTCCATAGGCTGCGTAGCAGAAACACTAACTTGTTTGTGTGTTTCGCTTAACTCACTTTCCTAACCGTAGGCTGTAGCCCCAAGGCGGAAGCCGTAGGTTAGGGCTTTATTTAGGGTATCAGCCTAAGGGCTGATTGCTTACTAGCGAGGGGCGGAAATAAAGAAGCCCCTCACTATAGTATTAGGTGTCCAGAAGGACACTATTGGACATACATACGCATGTGATTTACATCACATATACCTGTAGCAGTATAAGTGCAGGTCAGAGCCTACATGACCCCCCTATCAAAGTTATGTAGGTCTCTACATATACACATATACGCACGCATATTTAAAAACCCTGGGTTCGCTCTCTGTCGTTCGCTCCCCTACTAACACTGCTTGCACGCTTGCCCTGCTTGCATGCTTGCTTGCTTGCTAGTAAGTGAGCAGGTCTATCTCGCTTGAGCGCGACTACTCTAAGCGCGGGGGCATACACAGCGCCCCCCCCTCCTCGTTTAAACGCTGCCCGCATCGCAGCGCACACAGCGCAAGGTAGTTGAAAGTTAAACTACCTCATAAGTTACTCATTGGTAACATCGCTAAAACCAGTTAAAATCATGGGCGACAGCGATTATGTGAAATCATGCAATGGCTAAAACCAGTATAAATCAATGCTTTCAGCGCCTTACTCGTGAGTAACTTAGCCATGGCGCATCTATTGGCGCTCAAGCCTTAGCCATGCCCGCCCCGATTAGGGGCACGAATTGGGGCCACAATTAGCCTTGTGAGCAGCACTTATGCAGGGTGCTTGATATTCCTACAGCACGAGAGTATTCTCCGCGTAGCGGGTTTAAACAGTAAGCCCCTCAACCGTAAGGACTGGCAATGAATCGTGAACAATGGCTCAACGAGTTAGCGAATCAGGCCCTGCCTGTAATCGCTCGAACTCTCGATAGTTACGCTCAATTCCGCGAGGAGGAAAGCGCTGTGCGCCTCTCCTGTGGGTTCCCTGCTCAACAAGGCAAGCGCAACAAGGTTGCAGCCTGCATAGTGCCTCCTACCGCCTCCGATGATTTTAGCGGGGAGATATTCGTATCTCCTACGATTTCACAAGGCGCGGAGGTTGCCCTCGCTGTGCTGCCCCTATTGTGCGCAACAGTGACAGGCGACTATCGCAAGGGCGCTGCTTACCGTGAGGCACTCAAGCGCAACCGTTTAAACGCTGCAAGCCTGCCTGCATGGGCTGCTGCAATCGTGTCAACCTTGCCCGCTTACCCTCACGCTGCAATCACGCTGCAGCCTCAAGATAAGCAGACTACCCGCCTCCTCAAGGTTGCCTGCTTAGGTGACCTTATGAATGGCGAACAGCATGCAGCCTACATTGTGCGAATCTCTCGCACTACCCTTGCCAATTATGGCGCCCCAATCTGCCCACTATGTGGTGCAGCCCTAGCGGAAGGAATCTGACCATGAGCGCAACCTACGGAATTGAACTAGAGATGTCTGACCTCTCAATCTCCTCAGCCCAAGCACGTTTAAACGCTATCGGCTTGAACTGGTCATGCAAGCCTGACGGTACCCGCGGGGTTACCGCGGAGGCTGTTAGCCCAATCCTTGCCTACACTGACCTAAGCGAGGGCAGCAAGGCAGCCCGCGCACTGGCTCAAGCAGGCGCAACAGTCAACAAGCAGACAGGCTTCCATGTGCACCTAGGCGCTGACCACTACGGCCTAGAAGGTATCGCCCTCCTTGTGCAGAATTGGAATCTGGCTCATGAGACAATCGGGGCGCTTGTTGCACCCTCCCGTTTAAACAATCACTTCTGCAATTCTGTACCATTAAGCCAGATTGACTCATGGGTAGAGAATGTACGGGCGGGCAATATCCGCAACATGGGCAACGGTGGACGCTATTACAGCCTCAACCTTAACGCCTATGCAACGCATCGCACGGTGGAGGTTCGCCTACATCATGGCACGCTTAACGGTAGCAAGATTAAGGCATGGGCCGAGTTTTGCGGGGCCATGGCTCAATTCTCCGCTGACGGGGGAATTTTAGATAGTCAATTCTCCAACATTGCAGACCGAGAGGGTGCCCGTTTAAACGCGGTACGAAATCTCCTAGATATTCTCTCCGAGAATCATCTCGACATTGCAACAGCCTCTTATCTCAAGGGTAGAGCAGCAGACCTAAACGCCCGCTAAGCGGGCAGCCTGCCCCTAGTGGGTGAGCGAGGGTGCAATCCCCTCGGCAGGCACTCATGGCGCAAGCCATGAACACGACAAGCACAACGCGAACTCGTGTTTAAACAGTAAGGACTGGCAATGAATCTTTCAATCATAGACGGGCGCTCATTCTTAATCGTTGCAATCATTGCTGCCGTGTGGATTTGGTACTGGTGCGGTGAAAGATAACGAATTGTTATACATCGTTGAAGGTGTAGACCCTAGCGGGCGCAAGTTCGCTGGGCTATACAACATCGAAGAAGCCCGCGACCTAGCGAGGGCAAGCCGTTTAAACATAGTGCGTGACAGATACACGCATGCTGTGATACAATCAACTAATCAATCGAACAGATAGGACTGGAAAATATGTGCGGAATTGCTGGATTTTGTTTAACGCCTGCCGAATGTGCAACCTCATTAGAGGTTAGCAACATGGCAGCACAGATGCTGCTTGACATTGAACACCGAGGCCAAGATGCCACTGGTGCATCATGGGTTAACACTGGCACTAAGAAGCGGGCAATCTTAAAGCACGCTATCCCTGCCTCTCAATTCGTGCCAATCGTAGGCGATTACCTATGCGAGAACGCGCAGACTGCAATCTTACACACAAGATACGCAACCAAAGGCAGCCCCAATAACCGCGACAATAATCACCCAATCGCACGGGGCAACATCGTGCTCACACATAACGGACACATCAGCAATGACGATGAAGTGTTTAAACGCTTAGGTGTACAGCGCAACGCTCAAGTTGACAGCGAAGCAGCAGCAGCATTGCTTGCCTTCACTAGCAAGTATCACCCCGCCGAAGTACTGGGCACTCTTAAGGGTGGCGCAGCCCTTGCATGGATTACATCTACAGATGCAGCAACGCTACATCTAGCACGCCTTGCCTCCTCTCCCTTGTGGGTAGGACAGACGACACGGGGCAGCCTTGTCTATGGCTCAACCTATGAAGTTATATTCAACGCAGCAATCATGCTCAATGACGACCTATCATGGGAGTACGAAGTTGATAACGGAACTTATCTCAAGGTGCGTGACGGGCGCATCATCGAACATGAGACGTTTAAACCAGCACTCTCTGCCGTGTACAGCGTGGCATCGTGGCAAGATAAAAAGATAGACACGAGTTACAAAGCACGCGCACATCGCACAAGAATACAGGAACTACTGCCCTTCTAATCACTACAACATCAACCCCTCGCAGAAATGCGGGGGGTTTTTGCTTGCCGCCAGGGGTTCGTTTCATTATGTGTTTAAACACATAGAGTTTATCTTCCCAGGCGGCTGACATCTTGACGTTTAAACATGTGCCTGGTATGTTGCAAGCGGCTGCGTTTAAACAGAAAAAATAAATTAAAATCTTTTGAAATGTACTTGACCTGCATGTATCAAGCATGAGAAGATTCATCTATAGCAACCACGCTATACATAACAAAGGACTGACATGCTTACTAACACAGATTTAATTGCGGTAATCATCGCGCTAGTATCGGCAGGCATTGTGCTTGCCATTGCACTACGAAAGAACTACCTACTAGAACAAGAGAACGCAAACCTAAAGCGCAGGATTAAGATACTCAAGAAGGAGAAAGACTAATGAGCACGCACGCTGGTATCTACGCAGATAAAACCTATTCAGGCTGGCGCAACTATGAAACATGGAACTGTGCCCTATGGATTAACAATGACTATAAACTATACATCTCTGCTCGTGCTTTCATGCAGGGATACAAAGGCAAGACACCTTACAAGACATGGATAAAGATTGCTGACCTAGAAGGCAAGCAAACTATAGACGGCGCACGCTGGAGTGGTAAGAAACTATCTTACACTCAACTCAATAACATGATGAAAGAACTGGTGGAATAATGAAACACCCAGAAGTTAAAGGCGTAGTGTTATTTACAGATGGCACTCACGAGGAACGCACGTTTAAACAACTCAAGGACTACCAAGATGCAGTCGGTGGACTCATTGAAATCGTAAAGTTATACGATGCAGCGGGCAAAGACTTAGCCACGGCCTATGTAAATGAGGAAGGGATTATGCTCAACCTACCGTTAAACGGATTCGGTGGTGCACTCTCTTTCATGCTGGGAAATAACCCAATGCTAATGGGTAACATGATAGTAGTAGGCACCGATGATGGCGAGGGATATGACACAGACATAGACCCAATGCTATTGTCTTTCATTAAGCATGTGTTACCAACGAGTAAGGAATTAGAAGATGAATCTGTTTAAACATATACACCCACATGCACGCATTTGGTTTATCACTGTACTAATTCTAATCGGAGTGTTGTTCGTGAACCCACGAGTGGAATATGTAATTCACCCACCTAAATCTCAGGTGCTTGCTTACTACACAAACGATTACCAACACTTCGCCATTGGCGAACTTATCAAGCAGAACAAACTTGAGCAGTACCCATGCCTCTATGAACTATGGCAACGAGAGAGCAACTGGCGACCCGCTGCCGTTAACAAGAGAAGCAAAGCCTCAGGTATTGCACAACTCATGCCCAACACATGGCAAATACTTAAGGTTAAGCCAACGAAAGATGGGTTTAAACAGGTAACAATCGGATTGAAATATATTGACCGACACTACGGGAAAGACGGCGGAATATGCAGAGCATACGCACATCACCTAGCAATGGGGTGGTACTAATGGCACCTACAAACTACAACACATTGAAAGATGAGATTGTCTTTCACCTTATTCAAAGCGGATACACATTCTCATCAGAGAACGGCGACCCCGTGGTAATCAGACCAATGAAGGTAGCAGTGCTGCTAGATTCAGTGCTTGACTACATGATAGGGGCTGGCTATGCAACCACAACGAAACTCTCCTAGCGTAAAGTTTATCCACATGCTCAGCAATATACCGAGAGCATACAAGCCACAATTCCACAGAGTTATGAAGTCAAAGGTAATAAATGGCTTGACCTACTACCGTTTAAACTACAATGCTAAAGCCTTCGAAGGTGCAGCATGTGCTGGTGCCGATACGGAAATGTTCTACCCCGATAGCGTGCAATTCAGCAGAGAAGAAGCCCTGTTCTATGCCACATTATGTAGTGATTGCCCCGTCAAAGCAGCATGCTTGGAGTGGGCACTAGCCCACGAAAGGCAGGGTGTATGGGCAGGAACCTCACCCGAAACACGAACTGCCCTACGCAAACGCCTTAAGATAGGACTCAAAGACCCAAACGATTACACCGACTCAGAGTTGCGGTAGTTGTGATAGAGTAAGTGTTAGGCACTCAGCCCCACGAAGGGGAAGCGCGGGATTGAGTGCCCATAAAGAAGCCCCACCACAGGAACCAGTCCTCCTGTAAGTGGGGCTTCGCTATGTTTAAACTATAATTCCTTAGACTTAGCAAGCATGAATACTTCATCTGCTAAATCAGATAGTGAACCAGCGTTAAGGATTACATCATCAAAGCGCCAGTTATCCATCGCAGTTTCAGATGCATGTAAG